AGTGGTAGACGATGGAGAAGACCACGACATTCCGTCGTAAAGATCAAACGCGCTGTTTAGGTACAACTTTCCGTCGCTAGAAATAGCCGCGCAGGCCTTGGTTCTTGCAGGCCCATAACTCGCGTCACAGTCTAGCCAAGTTTGAGAAAACAGAGCAGCTGTAGCAGACGCGCCGGATCCGCCGCCACCAGAAAACGTTAGAGTTGGTGCGCTTGTGTATCCCCATCCTGGGTTGGAAATCGAAATGCCTGTAACCGCACCGCCTGCTTGTGTGACTTGAAACACCGCTGTCGTTCCGTCTGGGTGCTGAGGTGCGCTAGCGGTGACTGAGGGAGCTGCCGTGTAGCCGGACCCGCCGGCGACAAGATCAACACTATCCACAAATCCGTTGACGCGGTGTGGGCGAGTTGAAGTAAGTTCTTTGCCAAGATTAAATGTGCCCCAGACGTATAAGTGATCGTCCTCTCCAAGGGCAAGTATTTTAGTCCCGCCTGCGCGGATCTTTTTAAACGCCAGCGGTTGCGCCGGAGTGACTGTTCCGCTAGCGTCTTCGTAGGATGCAAAGTCTGCCTTGCGAAACCAGCTAAGTAGTCCGCCAGGATCATTGGGGAACTGGCCCTCAACTGTAAACCCTGACGTACAGGGATCGCCAGAAAACCAGATACTGCCGTTGGAGTCTAACGCCGCTAGGCAATGTTCATGAGATGTCACACTCTTGAATTGGACTTGCTCAAGGTCGCCGCCTTCGCCAAGAACGCGAGTCAACCGGCTGAGACGTGTTTTTGTTCTATTCCCCAGCGGTGAACCAGTTTGTAAGTAGGTTCCTTGTATCCTGTTGTCAATGATCTCTGGGCCAAGACCAAAGAGCTTGTAATTGTTTGCAAAGTCAAAGACTTCGTTACCCACCACGTACAGATGACCTTCTGATGTGCATAAAATGGCTATTAAGCGAGCACTACCTAAGGGACGGAGAGCTACAAGACTGCTAGCATCTATCACATTGTTAATCGGGGTTAGGGTTTGCCTAGATGGGAACTCTTCTGTGGATGGCCTAATGTTGAAGAGATCAGCATTGGTAAAAAACGTAATAACATCGCCTAATACATACGCATTCAACTGCGCTGTAGGGGAGTTGTGAAGGCGAGCAAAACAGAAATGCCATCCGGTGTTTGTCTGTGCTCCAACGTAAGACCACGCATACGGGTCGTTGTTCAGGTAGTCATGAAACTCGCTCATGACTGAGCACCGATAAGCCGCCACATACCGTTTTCTTTTAGGACGAGCACTCGCTGCAAAGATATGGCCGCCGTTGCAACAGTTGTCATTAGGGGAATCGGAGAAAGATGATTGACACAGAGTGCCGTTGCAAAAGGCGTTGTCGTTGGAAAAGCGAACTGAATGACTTTGGTATTGTTTGTGGTAGTTGCTCCAGTAAACCCAATAACTGACCAGTTCGTGGTAGCCGTGTGGTAGGCAAACTTGACACTTGATGCGGCCATCGCTTGAGGCGGCACCGCTCCAAAAGTTAATGCAGCCCCGCTACGGTCGCCCTGCTCAACCGTGCGAACAACCTTAGCGATACGCTCAGCCGCTGGCTTCGTGAAAGTGACTCGTTCTGTGCGTATTGATTTTCCGTCTGGCTTTTGTGCCATGGCTACCTCACCACCACGCTGCACACGCTTATGCCTGGCTGAACTGCCGTTGCAGCGATTGCTATATCAATCCGACCACTCACCAGCACAGCCGTGCTGGAGGTGACCGCAAGAGAGTATGCGGTTGCAGGAGTGTGGCCCGAGGTGTGGATGATGTATTGATACCGACGCACAGATCCACCTGCCTGCCACTCCACCGTCGAGCCGTCAAATGATGTTCCAAACGTAAGCGTGGCCGTTGCTGATCCTGCAGAAGTCTGCGTTGAGACGCTCGGGTTTGAAACGGCAACTGTGGCCGTCGATGGAGACAGCCGAAGTAGCGGAGTATTCGCCCTGTATGAGTTTGTGCCGTAGGTGGTTGAAGCTGAGAAAACCGGGTACGCACTCATGCTTAGCGTGGTTGTGTTCGCCGTGCATAGCGAAACAATGACGCTCACGTTGGTCGCAGAAGTGATCCGTACATCTTGAACTGTAGGCATGTCTAGAAAGGCGGATTGCCAAAGTACGAGGAGAAGTCTGTTTCTGGATACACACGCCTAGTCAGGATGTCTGGAGGCCCAGACGTGCCGCCCGTGTATTTCTGCGACCCGTCCGAGTTCAGAGGTTGCGGGCTTGCTGCTGCGATGTCGGTGCCTTCGTCAGACCGCACGTAGGTGCGAAACTTAGTGCTTCCGCTTCCAGTGACGTAATGCCAGCCAACGTGAGGCAGCAGCAGATCGTGACCGCTCTGGCGGTAGACGAGCTCCACGCTCACCTGCCAGTACCGTATCTCGATGCCGTTAACCACTTCGGCCGTTTGCTGGCCGCTGATGCCAGAGCAGAACCATGTATGCGACACACCGCCAAGAAAGCCTGCAGAGTTCACCGTATTAGTGACCGCAGCAGCGAGCGCTATCGGGAACTGGTTTCGGTTTCCGCTGATGGTGCAGCGAACTTCAGCCTCGTTGACAGTTAGCCCCTCAAAGTAATCTCCAGCAGCATTGACCAGCGGCTTTTTAGTTGCGCCGTCGTAGTAGATGAGCGCGGGAACCTGAGAGCCGCCAGTAGAGAACGACCAAACGTCAGAACGTGCCAGCGGGCTTGGATCCCATGAGGCAACGTCTTGATTCACGACGCCGTACGAGTACGAGATTTCGGCGTGGTGCCTATCCGTTTCTGTGACGGCCCCGCTTAGGCACAGCAGGTATAGATATTCTGGGTGCTGCGATCCGTGAAAGATTCCAACTGTATCAAGTATTTCTTGCGTCGCAGTTGGGCCATCAAGCGTGCAAACATACTTTCGCTCCGCTGTTGGGCTTTCCCCAAAACGGTGAGAGAAAGTTCGCGGGATAACCTCGCGGTATGAAATAACGGCCATTAGCCACCCAAGATTCCGACAGGTGCCGCACCGATAGCAATCAGGCCCTGCTTGATCTCCTCAAGTTTCTTCAGCTGATCTCGCCGCTGGGCAATCGCTGGATCTTCGCGGCCAAGGGCGAACACGGCAGAAATGCCTTCGCTGGTGCGGATGTCATTGACGTTGAGCGCCGAGGCAGCTGGACGCGAAAGCTCTCGTGAGATTTCCTTACGGATGTCGATGCCTTCCTTGGCAAGATTCCTGAGAGCGGTCTGGGCCTCGCCACCGTCAATCAGCTTCTTGTCGAATGCCTGGCGTACGGACTTGAACTGGTCTGCCAAAGTGGTCGCTGGCTTCAAGAGCTTCTCGTCTACGCCGAGCGCCTGCAGCTGGCGCTCGCGGTCCTGCGCCTTCGCCTCTTTCGCAGCCGCCTGCGATAACGCGAGACGCTGCCTAGCGTCTGCAAGCGACTTGGAATCGCCGGCACGCTTGGCGGCAGCCAGCGCCTCTTCAGCAGCACGCTGCTCAGTGACGATTGCCAGCAGATCCTTATTGAGTTGCAGCCTACTCTTCTCTGCGTCGCTCAGCCCGGCGTTGGCCAGTTCTGCGGTGCGCTGCCGTGCCTCTTCTGCTGCCTTTCTTGCGGCGTCTGCGGCAGCCTTTGCAGCTTCGGCGTCAGCTTTCCTGGCGTCAGTGATGTTGCGGACTTCTGTTGTCAGCGCCTGCGCGTCACGGCTGGCCAACTGTATTGCGTCACCAAATGCGAGCGAGTCTGTCGTGATGCCCTCGGCAAAGCCCTTGATTTCACGGAACCGCTCGAGCACTGCGGCTGGCACGCGATTCAGTCCGCCAAGCTCCTTGGCCAGAGCTTTCACAGCGGCGCTCGCTTCGTCGATGGCTTCCTGGGCAAGATCCTGCGCCGTGAACGTCGGCACCTTGAGCGCGTCCTTGGCCTTCTTGCCAAAGTCCTGCGTTTCCTTTGTCGCCGCAGCGATAGCAGCACGGTAGCCGGCAGCTGCTTTCGTTGGGCTGTCGATGGCTGTAGCAACTTCCTGGCCGGCTGTGTTGGTGGCCAGCGACCACTCAACCACCTGCCCTGCCAGCAAGCCCAAGACCGTTACAAGGATTCCGATGCCGGTTGACGCCAACAACCCGCGAATAGATGCCGCAAGCGTGCGCACGCCAACCGCAGCAACGCCAGCAGCCCCAGCAAACCTATACGCTGAAGCAGCGGCTGCAATGAATGTGCCGCTGAGGTTTGAGACGGCTGACGCAACAACCTGCCGGTTGATGAATGCCAAGTACCCGCCAATCAGCGGCAGGATGTTTCCGGCCAGCGGAGCCGCAGACGAGACAACGGTCGCAAAAGACCCAGCGAGCGATTGCACGCTAGACACGACAGAGCGAATAAGGGCAGTGAAATCAATCTGCCCAATAAATGTAGAAAGCTGCTGTCCGGCGGCCTGTATGGCAGGCAGCGATTCACGAAGCCCAGACACAAAAGCTTTGTACGCAGGCTGCAGCCCCTCGCCTATCGTGGCGCGGACGTTATCCCACTCAGCCGCAAGGATGCGCTGCTGATTCGCAAGGCCGTCTGATGTGCGTGCGAAGTCGCCCTGTGCTGTGCCCGTTTGCTTAAGAATCGCAAAGTACGCGGCCTGCGCCTTAACGGCCGGAGTTAGATCCTCACCCACCTGCGCAAGACTGCTGGCGTAGGCCACCTGCTTGAGTTGGGCGTCATTAAGAAGAACGCCGTACCGGCGAATCGGCTCGGCTTCGCCACGAAGTGCAGCCCCGATAGCAAGCGTGGCGTCTTCAATCGTGGTGTTGTTGAACGACGCCAAGTCTGCTGCAAGCTTGACGAGATCAACGGAGAAGTCTGCTGCTTGCCGCTGGCTTAGTCCGATTGCGGTAAACAGGTTTCCGAATGATGCCGTCGCCTGCAGCGCCGCCCGAGACGAGAGGCCGATGCCAGACGCACTGTTGGCAAACTCTGCCACAGCCTTTGCTGACTCACCGAATACGACGTTTGCCTTTGACGCCTCTTCGCCAATAGACACGGACTCCGTGACAAAGCCTGACAGCAGCGTGTTGGCTTGGCTGATGGATGACGTAATCGCTTGGATGCCGCCAATAAAAGCTCGGCCGATCTCAATCGTTTTAAGCGTTGAAACGTCACGCTGTGTCTTCTTGGCGGCCAGGCCCAACTTCTCGAGTTCCACCACGCCGGCATTGATGCCGCTGGCCATCTGCACCGCAGATGCCGAGAGGTTGAATCCTAGAGAGATGGTTGCCATAGGTCACTTTCCGAGATCTGACGCCATGCGGCGTAGCGTCTCGGCTATCTGAGTTGGATGCTTTGGGGCCCTGTCTTCAATCGGAATGAACTTCTCTGGGTCCGGAGTCTGCTTGGAGTAGGGGGCAAGCACCGAAGTCACGAGCATGGCTGTCTGCCCCCACGTATCGTCCAGCGGCTGGAACCACCTGGCCCAAGCGATCCACTGCGAGAACTCGCGCGAGTCCATCGCGTCGATTTCGCGTAGCGTTTTCTTGAGGTGACCCGCCAGACGCAGCTTGAACTGCAGCGTAGGGCGGGCGTTTATTCCCCCGCTAGCTTCTTTATTTCCTCCTCGGTCAGTGCGTTGTGCTTCAGGGCCGCATGCCACAGGCGGTGCATCACGTCGCTGCTGCGACGCTTGATGGCTTCCTTGCCTTCCTCGCCTGGGTAGAGTAGGCCGCCCTTCTCGTCGCAGAGCGTGCGGCAGAGCAACTCAGACCGGAAGTCAACGATGGCACCATTGGAAGACTCAAGTGCCTTGATCTCGTAGGAGTCACGATCGCCGACAGACATAAGGCGAATGCATATCTTCCCGTCTCCACCAAGTTCTGGTGCTTCAACGGTGATGATCTTTGCGTCTGGGGCGTTGTCGATCTGATCTCGAGTCAGTGGCATTGCTCACCCGTCTAGTAGTTTGAACGTCACCGAATACCGGGTCACTCCGTTGAGTTCCGGCTGGGCAGTCCATCCCTCATAGACTGCATTCGATGTCAAGGAAACGCCCGCGCCGAAAACTACGAGCGACTTCCTCAAGCCCCATTCGCCCGTGCTGATGTTTGCGGTCCCGAGGCACTCCACGGAAACGCTGCCGGCATCGTCAGTCCACACAACGCTGCGGCCCTTAGAGGAGCCGCCTGCGTAAGACACCTGCAGGCCTGTGACCTCAGTGAACGCGACGCCGCCCCACGTTACAGACAGGCCGGTTGAGTGAGTCGCCACGGCTTCCTCCGCTGGCGATCAAGCAACCTGGAACGATGCCGAGCCCTTGATGGCGTCGTTGGTCGCCAGAGTCACGGTTGAGGACTTGCACGTGGCGGCAACGCCAGTGAGCGTGATGCCGCCAGCAATCGTGAGCGTTCCGGTGATGCCCTGTGCGATCGGTGATGCGCCTGCATTCGCAAGGTAGTCAATGGTGACTTCTTTGCCAGTGTCTCCAGCAGAGCCCTTGAGGGGGCGCGAGAGCGTGGCGACAGTCGCGCCAGTCGTTTGACCCAGGTGGGAAACGTCAATGGAATCGGTGGCGTTGTTGTCGGCAATCGTATAGGTGATGTTCGTGACCGTGTAGTTCACGCTTGCGAAAGTGAACGTCGTGCCGGAACTGTCATGAGGCGTTGCGGGCATTTGTTACTCCTGCCACCAAACGTCGTATTGCTGGGTGATTTGATACGCCGGCGGTAAGTCAGAACCGGCCAGCGTTACCAAGTCGTCGGTTTCGTTTTCAAGCGACACCTGCGACACAGTGCAGCCTAGAACTTGGCCCCCGTATCCATCCAGAACCGAACGCACGGCGTCTGCGACCTGGCGGGCCTGCTCGTAGGTGGCTGCGTAAATGCTGTACTCCACCGTGACCTGCGGTATCCCGGCAGGACTTTGGAGCGTCTGCGTGCGTCTGATCGCCGTACGCCTCCACGTCACGAATGGCAGCGAAGCGGACACCGGGGCCAGCGTCGGGTATGTCCCAGTGCCGATGAGCAGGGCGACTTCTGGGCTGGCATCAAGCACACGCTTGAGGGCGGCTTCTGGCGACTTCAGCATCAGAGTCCTCCTGTGCCGCCGAACTTCCGCTGATATTCCGTGGCGGCACGAGTCAGCGCCTTCCGCATTTCCACGTCGAGAGTTGTCTGCATCTGGCTCTTTGACTTATTGAAAGCCTTCTGCAGCGGATGACGCGCAGGAGATCCCGCAACGGACCCGCGAGCAATGAAGTCCACTGGGTACAGCCCTCGGCCAGTAAATGGCCCGCGAGAGCGAAAAGACGAGAGTAAGCCGCCTGCGGATTGCTGCTTTGCCCTGACGGCTATGGTGCGAATGCGGCCACCGAGAATCACTTTCTTCTTGGCCACCTGCCTGCTCTTGCCTGGAGATCGCGGCCTGGTGCCGAACTCGACTAGGTGCGAGTGGTACGCACGATTTGGCCCCTTGAGCACAGATCCGCCAGTGAAAGCAGGCACTGCGCCTTTTTGGCTCGCCGTGTTGGTTGGGCGTCGAAACCCGACAACCACTA